CTGAAAAGAAAAAGTAGTAATTTAATCCCCCCCCAATAACGCCAACCCGCCACCGTGCGGGATTTGGCGGTAAAAGCAAACACTATGAAACAATTTTGGATTTACGTTTTATCAACAATTTGTTATGCTATTGGTTTTATTTCTTTAAGACTTATTGGCAAAGTTGAGAACATATATTTCAATATATTTCTATTATTAATGGCAGTAACTTTTTTAGGTTGCCCTGCGATTAAAAGCTGGAAGAAATACTTTGATGAATTATTTTATAACGATTAACACTTACCACATGAACCTAGACCAAACCACCCGCGATGACATCCAACGTGACGGACTACACCAAGCGCAGCCGTTAGCATCGGCACGCAGCGCAGCGGAACAACGCCACAAAGAATATATGGCGCACCTTGAGCGTATGAAATGGGATGACGATTATCGCTATAAATGGGAGCAGATGGAAAGGGATTTGCAGGAAGCGAAGGAACGTAATTATTATTATTAAAACATAAAAACAAGCACTATGACAAACTATCAAGTTACAATCGGTTACAAAGCAGTAATATGTATTGATGTTAAAGCAGATTCAGAAGAATCAGCTAGAGGTGAAGCTATGCGAATCTTTACTGATAAAGAAAGGCAAAAATGGTATAACACTAAAAATGTAACCCTACAAGACGATTCATTTAAAGACGAAGGGATTACCAACATGGATGCTACTTGGAATATGATTTAATTGCCGATATTTACACTAATCAATAATGCACTACGAAACCGCCAAACAATACCGCCGCGACCTGACGCTCGAAGTAAACAACGCGCTTGAGATAGTGCCGCATGATACGGCCTTTAAAACGCAGCTATACAAGTCCATTTGCAGCATTGCGCACTCACTGCCGCTGGATGTGGCGGCTAAAATTAGAGAGGAAATATTTGAAGAAGTTAATAAGAAATTAAGAACAATATCATAAGAGCGGACAATGGCGGGGATTGGTAAAGATGCTCGCCACCGCTCAACCTTTAAAAGTTGCCGGACTTATTAACCGGCGTAGTATAATTATGGCTAGTTTATTATCAATCTTCTTTACGAAAGCAAAGTTAGAAGAAATGCTAAAAGCATCTTCAGAAAAAGGCTTAGACGTTACTATTTCAGTAAACGATGAAGCTAACAAGTACAGGCAAAACGTAAGTGCTACCATTGCACAAAGCAAAGAACAAAGGGAAAGCAAAACGCCTAAGGTTTACTTAGGTAATGGCGGTGTATTTTGGACAGACGGCAAAATAAGCCTTGCACCTAAAAAGGATCAAGAGCAACACAGTGGCGCACCTGGGGAAGGTGAAACAGGGGACCTACCCGACTTTCTCAAATAACCTTACCACTCGATTGGTCAGACGAGGATAATTTGAAGACCACAAGGGCGCGGCAATCTAACAAGTTCTGGGTTAAAGGATAACAAGCTGCGCCCTTTAACTTTAAAAAAAAACTACTTTATATATGGATTGGAAAAAAAGATACCAACAAGCGCATGAGGAGCATTTTAAGCGAACTTATCCACAGGCTTACCGAGATAACCACTATTCCAATCCTAAATGGCCTGTTGTATCAAAATCTAACGGATTGACTTCAATGTTAGTAAATTTCTTACTTTGGTCATGCCATCACGGGGAGCGCACAAATACAATGGGTGTTCCTGTTAAAAAATACAGGCCAAAATTCAATATATTTTCAGGCCAAACGGAAATGCTAGAAAATGGTATTGAATGGCGCAAAGGAAGTGGCCGTAAAGGATCAAGCGATATTAAAGGCCATGTGAATAATCCGCGCCACCAGTTCCCTATCCCAATATATGTTGAAGTGAAAATTGGAAAGGATAAAATGAGCGATGACCAAAAAGAATATGAGCGCGATGTTACTAAATCTGGGGCATTGTATTGCGTAATTAAAACTCCTGAAGATTGGTTTAGTTTTTATGATTATGTAATGGGATTGTAGTATCTTTGTAAATATTACGGTTCATTTATTTCGGTCGAGGTTATAAATGAACTAATTGTTTATCATTTGGTAAACACGCCCATACTCTCGACCAGTATGGGCTTTTTTATTTATTATGATTTACGAATATGTTTTTACAGGGGATGAAAGTCAGGTTTGCGTAGAATCAGAAATTTATTGCGAACCAAAAACCATCATTAAATTTAGGGGCAAAAAGTATATAATTGCTTACACAGATGTTATGGAAAACAAAACAACTATTCTTTGCTTACAATTTAAAAAACAATCATGAAGTCATTATTTTTCTCTCACGATTACAACGCCTCAGATGATGTAAAAGTATTATTCATGCGCCAACAATTAGGAATGGAGGGAGTAGGAATATATTGGTATGTTATTGAACGGCTTGCTCAAGCGGGTGGCAAACTGCCGCTTAAAATTGTTCCTGTATTATCTATGCAAATGCAAGTGCCAGATGTTAAGGTAATGGCAGTCATAAACCAATTTGAACTATTCACAGTTGAAGATGAGCGTTTTTTCTCTCAGCGTCTATTGTCTAATATCTCAATGGTTACAAGGATAAAAGACAAACTATCAGATGCAGGAAAGAAAGGAGCGAATAAACGTTGGAACAATAATGACACACCACAAAAGCCAGACTTAGTATTATGATTAGTCAAGAAAGCATAAGCGAACTAAAGGACAAAGCTAAGATGAGCGAAATACTAGCACTTTTTACCGATGTAAAACGTGTTGGATCAGAATATGAAGCTAAATGCCCTATCCACAACGAGAAAACACCATCCTTTAAAGTTCCGTCAAATAACGATGTATTTGGTAAGTGTTTTGGATGTGGGTTTGGTGGGGATGTGTTTGACCTTGTTATAAAAATAAATAATTGCACATTTTACGAAGCCGTTGAATACGTTGCTAATTACTACAACTACGAACTTGAGAAAGACGGTACCCCACCAATCCCACCTCAACCAAGATTGGAAAAAATTGAACCTAAATATATTAAATGGTTTGAAGATAGGGGAATATCTAACAACACATTGCTAAGGTTTAATATTACGCAATCAGTTGAATGGATGCCAAACGCTCAAAAGGAAATACCTGTTATTTGTTTTAATTACTATCGGAATGAGCAATTAGTTAATATCAAATACCGTGGCGCACAAAGGGATTTTAAATTAAATAAAGCAAGCGAACTAATTTTTTATAACATTGATTCCATCAAAGATGAAGATACTTGCGTAATAGTTGAGGGCGAAGTTGATGCACTTAGTATGTATGAAGCGGGAATTTATAATGTTGTTAGCGTTCCAAATGGCACCACCCCAAAAGGCAATCAAAGGCTTTCTTATTTAGATAACTGTTATGAATATTTTGTAAGTAAGAAAAAAATAATACTTGCAACAGATCAAGACAAAGTAGGCAAACTACTAAAAGAAGAATTAATTCGTAGGCTTGGTAAAAATAGATGTTTTGAAGTTGAGTACCCCGATGGCTGCAAGGATGCTAATGATGTGTTAAAGTTTCACGGCAAAGCTGCATTGGCGTTATTGGTTGAGCAGGCACGGGAATTACCGATTGAAGGCATTGTGAACCATGAGGATATTGAAGCGGATATTTTAAACTACTATGAAAACGGTTACCCACAAGGCACAAAAATAGGTATTGAAGGGTTTGATGAATATCTGCAATTTATGCCGGGCCAATTTACAACCATTACTGGCATCCCTGGACATGGTAAGTCTGAATGGGTGGATAATATGATAGCACATACCGCCGTTAAGTCTGGATGGAAATGGGCAATATGTTCTTTTGAAAATACCCCTGCTTCATTACATGGTACAAAATTAGCCGAGAAAATAGGCGGCAAAGCCTTTGACTTTAGGCGTGACCCATCTAACAGAATAGCCCCAAGTGACCTAAAAATAATTTTGTCGTTTATAGGCTCAAATTTCGCTTTTATAAACACAACCAACACTGACATAACATTAGATGGGATATTGGCTAAAACGGCTGAATTAGTGGCAAGAAAGGGCATAAACGGGCTTTTGATTGACCCGTGGAACTACATTGAACATAAAATACCAAATGGAGTACCCGAAACGCTTTATATTTCCGATTGCCTAACACGCATTAAATTGGCTGCTATGAAGTTGGGAATACACATTATTTTAATTGCTCACCCTGCAAAATTAAACAAGGCCGCGGGCCAAAAATCGTACGATGTGCCAACACTTTATTCCATCTCAGGAAGCGCACATTTTTATAACAAAACAGACAACGGGATAACAGTTTATCGGGACTTTGAAAAAGAAACAGTTAACATTTATGTGCAAAAAGTGAGGTATTCTTGGCTAGGTAAAATAGGAACAATTCAGTACCGTTTTAACACTTTTACTAGGCAATATGAGTTTATTTGTTAATTTATTATTTATTATATATCAAAATAATTATAATATTTATAAGTTATTAAATATCAGTTAATTAACTAGGGTGGTTATAACAAGGTTAATAAGGTAGTTATAGGGTGTCGATAGCAGAGAGAGAAAGAGAAAGAGAAAGAGAGAAAAAAAGGGTTTTCGCTTGCGCTCTTTTTTGTGGTAATATTTTTACGCGTTTTATTTATTAAATTTAAATTCATAACTTAGCAACATGGCAGGCAGACCAGAAATATACTCAAAGGAACTAGCAGATAGAATTTGCGAGCAGATAGCTACAACTACTTTTAGCCTACGGACAATCTGTAAACAGGATGGAATGCCATCAGTTGCAACTATTTTGAAGTGGTTGAGAGAAGATACCGAAGGATTTTTAGCATTGTACACGCGTGCGAAGGAAGAACAGGCCGACATGATTATTGAGGATATGCTAGATATTGCAGACGATGGTAGTAATGATTTTATGACCGTTGTAAAAGGCGATGTTGAATACGAGCAAGAAAACAAGGAAGTAACCAACAGATCACGGCTTCGCGTTGACACACGCAAATGGATAGCGAGCAAACTAAAGCCTAAGAAGTATGGCGATAAGGTTACCCAAGAGCATACAGGCGCAGACGGCGGCCCGATACAACACGCTTACGATTTATCAAAAGTATCTGACGGCGCACTAAAAGAACTACTCAATGCAGCAACTTCCGCCAATAAACCAGATTAGGGCTGAATTGTGCAAACGGTCATTCTATGAGTTTGTGCAATACTTTTGGGACACAATCATAGCCGAGCAACCTATATGGAATTGGCACATAAAATACCTTTGCGATGAACTGCAACAGGTAGGAACAAAAGTAGCTAACAGGGAACAAAAAGACTATGATTATATAATTATCAACGTTCCTCCAGGTTCATCCAAGTCAACAATTATATCTGAAATGTACCCGCTTTGGTGTTGGACTATTGACCCAACGCAAAGATTTATTTGCGGTTCCTATGCTAGTACACCCGCCGAGGATATTAGTGAAAAATGCTACAATATCTACAAATCGGATAAGTTTCTGCAACTGTTTCCTGAATTGGTTAAGAAGTCAACAGGCGGTAAAACAGGGTTTACAAATGGACTGCTAGGGGAAAGGTACACCACTTCAACAGGCAGTGGAATTACAGGTATACACGCCCACCAAATTATATTGGACGATCCAATGAGTCCAGCGGTTAGTGCTTCGCTAGTGGAGCGTACCGTGGCAAACAAATGGGTATCTGAAACAATATCTAGCCGTAAGGTTTCAAATGATATAAGCGTGGTTATTATCGTTATGCAGCGATTGCACGAACTAGACACAACAGGCTATCTGCTATCAAAGAAAGACCTTAAAATAAAGCATATCTGCATACCCGCCGAGGTTTCAAAGGATATTAACCCACCTGAATTATCTAAGTATTACATTGATGGGATATTTGACCCGATAAGGCGCAACCGTGAAAGCCTTAACACCACAAAAACAGATTTAGGTAGTTATGGGTATGCTGGGCAAATGATGCAACGCCCTGCCCCTTTAGAGGGTGGAATGATTAAAAAGAATTGGTTCCCGATAATTGAACGTGCCGAAGTACCGCCGGGGGTAGTTAACTTTTACTTAGACCCAGCTTATACGGCAAAGCAAACTAATGACCCAACAGGCGCACAGGCTTACATTGCTGCCAATGGGAATTTGTACATACTTTTTTCTACAAGTGTATGGAAGGAATTCCCAGACCTTTGCGCATGGCTGCCTGAATGGGTAAAGCAATGGGGATATTCAAACCAATCTAGGATAAGGATTGAACCTAAAGCAAGTGGCAAGAGTATTGTCCAACAGATAAAAAGTACAACAGGATTAAACGTTATTGAGGATCAAGCCCCAAAGGATGACAAGGTAACGAGGGTTAACAGTGCTTCGCCAAAGATGGAAGCGGGGCGGGTGTTCTTGGTGCGCGGTTCATGGAATGAAGCATACCTAAACCAAATGGCATCATTCCCTAACGGCGTGCATGATGATGAGGTGGATTGTACCACGGCGGCCATTGAGAACGAATTGAATAAGCCTAAATTCGTTGTATCGGTTTTTTAGTTTAATTTAGCACAAACTTATAACATGGCATCATTGTTAGACCGCTTACGCGCATTCGTCAACCCAACCGGCAACATGGCCGCTCAATTTGCAATCAATAGGGGTATAGCCACTTGGCAAGGGCAGAATGCCCAATCATTTGTTACTGACGGATATTCGGCAAACGACATTGTTTATAGCGTTTGCCATTTGATTACTGACCGCGCTAAGGTTGCGCCGTGGGCTGTATACAAAGAGAAAAACAAAACTAAGGCCAAACAGTTTAAAGCCTTGATGAAGTCCCCTGACAAGATTGAGGACTGGCACGCCGTTGAACAGTTGAAAAATGAAGCCTATGAGGTTTACGAGGGGGATGCTAGGTTGAACGAATTACTTACCTATCCAAATGAAGAGGACACATGGGCGGACTTGATTGAAGCATGGTTAACGTTCAAGTTAGTTTGTGGTAATGCGTTCATCTACGGCAAACGTATTGAAGCGGGTGCAAACGAGGGAAAGCCATTGACACTAACGGCACTACCTTCACAGTTCATGAGTATATACGCCGATATTCAGGCGTTCCCCGCCGTTAAGACAGGCTACCAACTTTACATAGGCCGATTGGTTGAATTTACTTTGGCCGAGGTGTTGCAAGATAAGTACGTTAACCTGCAATGGGATGCAGTGGGCGGTGAGTTGTACGGTATGAGTCCACTCAAGGCGGCGGCTAAGAACCTTACCCGCTCCAATGAAGCTAAGACGGCGGCGGTGGCGCAGTTCCAGAACGGCGGCCCCGATGTTGTTATGTACATGGATGATGATAGGTTTGACCCGGTTAACGGATCTGACCAAGTTGAAGCCATGAAGAAAAAACTAGCTGAAAATGCTGGAGCCAAGAATAAGGGCAAAGTAATAAATTCAGGGTGGAAGGTAGGTGTACACAAGATAGGACTAAGCCCTGTTGATTTGAATATCATTGAAAGTGAGAAATGGGATATGCGAGCCATTGCCAACATTTACGGCGTACCTAGCCAATTGCTGAATGATGCAGAGGGTAAGACCTACAACAACGTGAGGGAAGCGCAAAAGGAGTTGATTGTTCGCGCAGTACTGCCATTGTTGGTTGCTGCTAGGGATAATTTCAACAGGATGCTACACACCCATTGGGGGTACAAAGGCAGTGGCTTAATGGTTGACTTTAGCTTGGATGCTTACCCTGAATTGGTAGCGGATAGAAAAGACCAAGTTGAATATCTTAATACGGCCTGGTGGATTCCTCCGGCGCAAAAAAATGACATATTGGGCATTAGAACGCCTGACTACATTGACCAAGCCGAGATGCAAAAACTATACATTCCAAACAATATCGCACCAATTGACGATTTCCCGCCGCTATGACCTACCGCCAAACATACAACGCCGCCCGCAAACATTACGCACCTATCTTTGAACAGATAATCCGTGAACAGTTTGAAGCATTGCTATTGGGCAATGAGCCGGACATGGTAAAGCTGCAAGCGGCCTTGACTAGCATACATACTACGTTAGGGGTACGGATGGCAAAGCGCACCAAAGAGCAAGTATTGAAGCGGGCGCAAAAGATGACAGACGCGAGCCGCTATGAGTTGGTTGTGTTGCAGTACCTAGAGCGTATGGGCTTAAGCCAATTGGCCGCCGATATTACAGACACAACCCGTGAGCAGTTGCGCGCCATTCTTCTACAACAAGCCGAAAACAACCTTACTACTTCACAGGTAATGACATTGATTGAAGCGCGAGGGCTACCACGTTGGAGAGGGGAACTGATTGCCCGTACAGAAACAAGCCACGCGGCAAATGTTGGATCAATGGTAGGCGCACTTGATACAGGGTTGAAGTGTCGTAAGGAATGGCAATCCGCACAAGATAACAGAACCAGACGCGAGCCGCGCGATACTACCGACCATTTACACATGAACGGCGTAACGGCTGAAATGGATGAAAACTTTCAAGTACCGTCAAAGTTGGGTACCGATGCGATGTTACACCCAGGTCAACCCGGCGCACCCGCCGCTCAGGTTTGCAATTGCCGCTGCAATGTGGCATTTGTACCGCAAAGGGATGCCAATGGACGCTTGATTAAACTAGCAGACCAACCGCCTTTGAATGGCAATGTAGCATTCATCTACCAAGCATTAAACAACGTTACACTGTTGCAGATACAACAGGCCGTGGGGGCGATATTAGCCTAATAAAAAATATTTTTGCAACATTGTTGCAATTGCATAACTTTGGGAACATGAAGCAATTCCAAACCAAAGACGCTCAATCCGACATTTTAGATGTTGACATGGGTAATAGAACCGTTAAAGCCGTTTGGGCTAGATTCGGCAATATTGACTTGGATGGGGATATCATAATCCCTGACGCGGTTACTAAGACTATCCGCGAGCGTGGCCCTAAAGGGTCAAACATGGTTTGGTCATTGGTTGACCATTGCGCCAACTTGAAAAACGCAATCGGTAAGCCAAAGGAATTGTATGTGGAAGGCGATATGTTGGTAGCGGTTACACCTGTACTTGACACCGAGATAGGCGAAGATGCTTTGAAACTTTACAACGGGGGCTGCATTAACCAGCATTCAATCGGGTTTAGCACTATCAAATGGGATTGGCAGGATCAGAAACAAGATGTTAGAATAATCAAAGAACTGAAGCTATATGAAGGTAGCGCGGTACTATGGGGCGCAAACCCTATGACACCTACTTTGGGTATGAGCAAAGCCGAATTTAAGCCTACACCTGAAACCATGAGCAAACGCCTTGACGTATTGCTGCACGAGTTCAAGCATGGCACTTTTACAGACGAAACTTTTTCCTTGATGGAAATTGAGATAAAGCAAATCCAATCGTTACTTACCACTCAAGCCGCGCAAGCACTCGAGCCGGACTATACGAAGCAGATAAGCGAGGAACTATTAAAATTACACCTTAAACTTATTTAAAAATGAGCCAAGAAATTTTGGACAGCGTTAAATCATTAGGCGCATCCCTTGACACAATCAAAGCGCAAGCCGCAAAAGCAGGCTTAGACGCGACAGAAGCTGCTAAAGTAGCAAACGAAATGAAATCCAAGTTAGAAGGCATGACCTTTGCAACCCCTGAAGATGTGAAAGCAGCATCAGACGCAATGCAAGCCCAATTGGATAAGTTTTTCACTGAAGGCAAAAAGAGCAAGCCTGCACAAAAGAAGTCATTGAGCGAAGGTATTATCGAAGCCCTTGACGGACGTATGGACGAGTTTGAAACTAGCCTTAAGAAGCATGGCAACTTTAACCTAGAGTTAAAGAATATTGCTTTGACTGGTGACGGTGTTGCAAGCTATGACAGTAAGCAATACATCTTACCTGGTGCACCGTTGAACTTGCGTGACTTAATCCCAACCTTGTACAGCCCTACTGGTTTGTTCGTTTCTTACAAAGAAACTGCAACTACCAATAACGTAGCAGTACAAACAGAAGGCGAAAGCAAAGGCGTAAATAACTACGCATTAAGCGAAGTTAAGACCGTAACCGATTACATCGCTGGTACTTCAACCTTTACCAAGCAATTGAGCAAGAACTTACCTTGGTTATCTGGCACCTTGCCAAGATTACTGCAAAGGGATTTCTTCCTTGCTGAAAATGCAGCAGGTTACGCCGTGTTTACAGGTGCGGCTACTGGTAGCACTACCACCGCTGAAACCAATGACTTGTTACAAGTTATTGACTACATTGCAAACCAAAAGACTGCAAGATTTAACGCGTCATTCGTTGGTGTAAGCAATAGCGACATGGCTAAGTTGTTGAAAGCAACTATTGCAGCCGGTTACTACGCTGGAAGCGGTTCAGTAGTTGTTAATCCTAACGGAGGTATGACAATTTGGGGCGTTCCTGTATTGGCCTTGGATTGGGTTGTTACTGACAAGGTTATCGTAGTTGATAACGCTTACTTTGAGCGTGTTGAAGCTGAAAGCATGAATATTCAATTCTCTTATGAAGAAGGCAACAACTTCACTAAGAACTTGGTGACTGCTCGTGTGGAGTGCATGGAAGATTTCAACTTGATGTTACCAACATCTGGAATTTTTGCTGACTTAGGCAACGTGTAGGCATAGTGTTTAGTTAATAATACTTGAAGGCCCCTTTTATTAGGGGCTTTCTTGTTTCGTTTAAATTCGTAACTTAGCAATATGAAAATAGAAATAATCAAGACTTACCCTGATGGGCTGCTTAAAAGGTGGCCAAGTGCGGGCGAAGTCCTAACAGTTGACGCTGACCGCGCCGCCGTTATCATTGGCAAAGGGTTTGCCGTTGAGATTGTGGAAGCAAAGGCGATGGAAGCCGAATCCCCTAAACAAGAGCAATCGCACGTACCCAAAGCCGAGCGCAAACATACTCCAAAAGCTAAAAAGAAATAACCATGCCATACAGTTATGTTATAGACAAGACCATTACGGACGTTGGTACACCTACCGAGCCGGTAACATTGCAGCAAGCAAAGGACTATTGCCGGATAAGTGGGAGCAGCGAGGACACATTAATAACTGCATTGATAACCGCTGCAAGGGAAGCTATTGAGCGCGCAACGGGGCTTTGCATTGTGGAAAAGGATGTAGCTATTACATTCTGTAATGACAATGGGGATTTTGACTTTACCATTGGGCCTTACAAGGAAAACTTTGTGCTAAAGGATGAGGATGACAATACCATTGTTGCAGACGATTACAAGCTTATCGGGTATCAGTTCCCAACACTTCGCGCACCGGCTTACTCAATACTAAAGGCAACATATGTGGCGGGATATGATACTGTTCCGGCTGATCTGATTACGGCTATCAAGGCGCAAGTAAACTTTTCTTTTGAGAATAGAGGTACTAATATTGATGCATTAGGCTTTGCGCCTATTGTTTCTGTTATCTGCCAACGTTGGACACGCAAAAGCCCTGTATTATGAGGATAACAACACAGAAAACAATAGCAGCCGAGGACTTAAAAGAACGTATCACCGTTGTGAGTTACACCGTTGCGAGTGATGGGGAAGGCGGTACGACTACAACGCAATCGACTACTAGTACCGTTTGGGGGCAATTAACGCCGCTTAGTCAATCGCGTGCGCTCAATGAAATGCAGTTAGCGTTCAATAAAGCCGTGAGGGTTTATGTGCGTTATCCTTGTGCTATTACCACGGATGACAAGATATTATTTGATAGTGAATATTATACTATTCATTCCATTTTGGACATAGACAACCAGCACCAATATTTAAAGATTATAGCGTATGTTTAGCGGCAAAATAGACGGGCTTGATGGACTTGCTAACAGGTTTGCAAAACTAGAGAAAGTATTGCAGCAAGAAGTTAGCGAGGAAATGAGCGCGTCTGCTTTGACTATTCAGCGCGATGCTGCAAGGCGTGCGCCGCGTAACTTAGGTAAGTTGGCGCAAAGTATTCAGCTTAACGATACGCAACAGTTGACAAAGACTGTTTATTCCACTTCATCCTATGCCCCTTACATTGAGTTTGGAACGGGTGGACAGGTTTCTATTCCACCAGGATGGGAAAGCGAAGCGGCGGCGGCAAAAGGCAAAGGCGGTAAGTTCAAGGATATGCTATTGGCTATCCGTGATTGGTGTTTGAGAAAGGGCATTGACCCTAAAGCCGCTTATCCTATTGCGGTTTCGATACTTCGCAAAGGCATACGGCCCCAACCGTTCTTTGTCCCTGCTTATGAAGCTGAAAGGCCAAAACTTATTCAACGTATTAAAAACTTACTGAAATGATTAACCCAATACCAGCGATAAAAAAATATCTATACACTGCCATTGGTACTGCAACAGGATTGACCGTCTATGATGGTATTGCACCAGATACGGATGACAATGAATACATTGTACTAACAGGCCGCAGTGGTAACCAATTGCAAGGGAAAACAGGCTTTACTAGCAATGTGACTATGACCGTGGACATTGTTACACGTGGATCATTCACAGGGTACAAACGCAGCGAAGAAATAGCGCAATTGATACTTACTGCTTTGGATAGTAATACAAGCATAACACTTTCAACCGGCCAAGCTACTTCGCTTTATTTGGCTACTATAACCAATTTAGACGGACTTAATCCGTTAGATAATGTGTTTAGAACGATAATCACTTACAATGTTATTATTAGTGGATAGTAAGCACCTAGAAGCCCTTATCTTACAAGCCATGCCCATTGACTACAAATGCAGGTTCAATGAGATGAAGCTTAAAGTAAGGCGCGAAAAATTATTGGAAGATTTATTAAAATATTGTAGTAATTTAGCACAAAACCAAATACAATGGCAGAAACAAGAATTTCAGGACGTGACTATATCATGACCGCCGACATTGATGGCGATTCAACATTTAAGGTTATTGCTTGTTTAACTAGCAATACATTCACTTCTAAAGCGGGTACAATTGACGGTACAAGCAAATGCGGCAACCTTATGACACAAGGCCCGGACTTTGACCAGTCTTTTAAGGTTGAAGGCTTTGCCATTGACGATAGCGGCACACCGTCCAAAGACAGTTACAGGCAATTATACGCAGCACACGCGGCTGGTACTGCCTTTAATGTAAAGATGGGGCCAGCGGTTCCAACTACCGGCGATGTTGTTTATTCAGCTAGTATTTTCATTAGCGATTGGGATTTGAAAGCAGATGACAAAGACGATGTTAAATTCAGCGCAACATTTACCGTGAGCGTTCCGCCTGCAACCCAAACCGTAACATCATAGTATGTTTAAACTAAAGAACGGCAAATCCCTTAAATGGGGGACTTTTGCCATGATGCAATATTGTGAAAGACAGGCCGTTGATTTAAGCGGCCTGCTTGAACAGTTAGCGTCTTTGCAGTTGAATATCAAGACACTTGTAGCAATGGTTATTGCCGCGTCCGATGGTTCTTGGGATGAAGCAGCTATTTGCGATTGGATAGACGAGAACGGCGGTATATTTGCTAAGGATGGGGAAGTTGTTGACTTTGTTAACTATGTGTTGAAAAATACCGTAGTCAATCAATCAGAGCCAATTGAGATGGCCCAAAGCGAAGAAAAAAAAAGCGTAAGCCTTTAACGTGGGATGACGTGTTAATACGCGCCGTTGAAGCTGGTATGACTATTGAGCAGTTTTGGGCTGCAACGTGGAAAGAGTTTCAAATATATGTATTAGCATACGAGCGGCGCGAGATACAAGAACTAAAGCGCACAAGAGCTATTGCACACATGATGTACAGAACAGGCGGCGGGACGGAAGAAAAAATAGAAAGGTTTTGGCCGTTACCAGGAGACCCTAAAGCACCTGAACGCGTGCCAGTTGATCCGAAAGATTATGCTCGAATATTCAATATGTATAAATAGCCCCGTGTTGGGGCTTTTTTCGTAATTTAGCACAAACGCAAAAGAATGGCAGATGAAACTCTCAAGATAACCATAACGGCCGATAACAAATCGGCCATTGAAGGATTGAAGCAAGTATCAACTGCAACACAGTCTTTTGTTACTGCTCAAGGTAAATTGGTTACAGGAAGCAACCAAGCAGCCCAAGCCCTTACCAACGTTGGCCGTGTGGCGCAGGACTTACCGTTCGGCTTCATGGGTATTCAAAACAACTTGAACCCATTACTAGAATCGTTCCAACGGTTAAAGGTTGAAACAGGCAGCACCAAAGGGGCGTTAACTGCATTGGGCAGTAGCTTGATTGGCGCGGGTGGTATCGGATTGGCTTTGAGTGTAGCTTCTAGTGCGTTTCTGTTATTTGGTGATCAACTATTTGCAACAGACAAGAAAGCCCAAGCGGCAAAGAAGTCTATTGAGGATGTAACGGCTTCTATTGCTAAGGACGCGGCACAAGTTGAGGTACTTGTACAACAGTATAAAAACAGTAACTTATCGCTAGGACAAAGGGAAAGTATTATCAAGCAATTGAATAATATTGCTCCTGAATACTTTGCAGGGCTGCAAGCTGAAACAACTAGCTTCGAGCAGCTAACAAAGGCATCAAATGAATATACTGCATCCCTTACTAATCAGATTAAAGCTAAGATATTAGGCATTCAGCTTGAACAGGTTTTGACCGATAAGATGAAAGCCCAAGCGGAGCAAGCCAAGGTATTGGCGTTACAACAGGACTACAATTTAAGAAACAAAACAGGACGGACGGATGCAACAGGTAGCGGCGAACTAGCTAACAAGCTAAAGGGGTACGAGAAAGAAGAAAACTTTTTAGTCAATCAAATTGCTTTGCTTACCAAGGTAAAGGATTTGACTAAGCAGGATAAGTCAAGCGCGGACGGTTCTAGTTCAAATATTGCATTCAAGCAACCAAAAGTTGACCCGCGCCCATTGCAAGAAATGGTTGCCGTTAACGCTGAATTAAAAGAGCGTTTAACATTGCTTTCTGCTATTTCTGACCAAATGCAAAAGCAGGCACAAAAAGAGAAAGAAAAAGCATTTTTCAATATCGGCGGCGTTGCACCACAAAAGACACAAGCACTTGCAGCGTTTGACCAAAAAGAAGCTGAAAACAAGCAGCGTTTATTGGGTATTGAGCAGAGCCGATTGGATGTAATAGCAAACCTTAACAATAAGTTCAAAGAGCAAAGAGAACTAGCAGAAACGATTGGCGGTGCGTTCCAAAACCTATTCCAGAACATTGCCAACGGTGCAAACCCATTTGAAACATTATCCAATGCGGTTAAACAGTTAGTAGTTGACCTAGCGGCGGCGGCGGCTAAAATGTTCTTGATAAAGGCCATAATGACGGCGATTAATCCGGCGGCGGGTGCTGCTAAAGGTGCGGGCGGTATATTGGGTAGCCTAATAGGTGGTATTACACCATTTGCAACAGGAGGTATCGTTAGCCGTCCGACATTGGGCATGGTGGGCGAAGCTGGAACAGAGGCGATATTGCCATTGGACAGGTTTCAAGGTATGTTAGCGCAATCGTTCCAAATGGGTAGCGTTAGCGGCAACGGTGGCGGTACTCAAACAGTGGTATTAGATACTAGAATTTCAGGTAATGACCTTTGGTTAACACAACGTAGAACAGACTTTAACAGAGGATTAAAAACAGGGGGATAATTTATGGCATACGGCAAACGTTATCAATCGCAATCATTCGCGAAGTCTAACAAGATGTTCACGGCGGAAATTTACGAAAAGGACTATTCGGGCCCATTCGATAATATTCCCGCGGGACTTATGCCATTTGAGCAAAATGTGTTGGCTAGTAGTGACGATCCGTTTGAGCCGTTATTGGCTAGTGAACTACGCACTAACCTTGACATTACCGACTTCACTGGAACAATACCAGACCTTACCACAAGGGATGATAAGAAATACCATGTGAAGTTAAAGGCGGGCGCTGCTCCCGATGCTAACGAGTCCATAATCATGTGGAAAAACTACGAAAGTACAAGCCCTGAAAACCTAGACTGTAACTTTCAAATATATGTTAACGGCCAATCTGTATTGTTTGAGTTTTTCAATAATACAGGCGAACTGCAAGTTAACGCTACCGATACCGTGCGCCTTGAGTGCGCAGTGTTTTCTACGCCGTCTGGATTGCCCATTGTGGGTGCGGGATGGCGTTTGATTGTCAAAGAGGATGGTGTTACCGTATTTGACACAACAGACCAAAATCCAGCGGCCATAAGTGCAATAAACTACACATTTGTAGCGGGGTATCAAAAGGTTTACACCGTACTTTGCTATTCGTATCAGATTGGCGATGACAGTACAACCATACCCGTGAATACTATCTATGATATATTCCAGGGGTACTTACTAACAGACGATACAAGCCTATCATTTAGCAGCGGGCGTAAGTTCCTAGACTTGTCATTCGTTGACGGGTTGGGGATGCTTAGGTCAATCCCATACGAACAGAACTACGCCGTAGATAGTGTTACACCGCAAAACGGTGCGGTTATGGTGGATATTAATACTACTCAAACACTATTGGAAGTTATTTTGCAATGCTTGAATAAGCTAGACCTACCAGATGGCTTTGGCTTGAATATAGCCTGTAATATCTACGCGTCTGGGATGGACGAGGGGATAGACGTATTTAGCCAAATAGACTATTACCGACGTAATTGGCAGAACAGTGATCTAACTTGGATGGATTGCCATACGGTGTTAACAACTATTTGCAAGTCATTTGCTTGTCAGATATTCCAAGCTAACGGCGAATATTGGGTAGTTAACATTGAGGAAAGGGCGGCGGGTACATTGCGCTATTTCAAGTATCTGCAAGATGGCAGTTTTGTTAGCTTGAACAATAACGACCCAAGCCGTACAATTGTACCTTATACGCCGGGCGTTGACCATTACTTTATCAATGGTGACCAAGCTAAGATAATCCGAAAAGGGTTCCCGGTCATTGAGATAAACAACCAATACACTTACGCGCCTAATTTGATTGATAATGGGAACCTTAGACGGCCTCCCGTTGCTACTGATGAGATAGCTTATAATTGGCGCAAATCAGTGCCAACATTGGGTAGTATGAGTATGGCAGATATTGACGGTGTTTATTACATTGAAATGTCAACGGGTGCAAGTGCTGCAACTACTAGTATTCAACCTTTGAGTTTAGCAAACGTTTTTGGCAATGACAAAATAGAAATATCATTCGATTACCGCGATACGGTTACAACTGCAACAACTAACCCGATTCTGCAAATGAGGTGCGAAGTGTATCAATATGGTGGCACTAGTTACTATCAATTGACACAAGATAGGGACTGGAAGGCTTTCACACCATCACCACCAAACTATATTTGGGTGAATATAGAAAGCAGCGGCACCTATCTTTCAGGTAGGCAAACGGCTACAATTAGTTTGCCGCTTATCCCAGTCGATGGTAATTTATTTTTAATGTTCCGTATCAATAACCCTGCAACACAATTACAGGCAACAGTTGGCAATTTCAGGATATTAGGCAGTAATATTAAAGAAAGTAAGTCAGCAAAGGGGTATTTTGACTTCCAGAGCCAATACAAGCGCACGCAGGACGTTGCTCTAGGGGTTCAAACAGACCTTTGCTATTCTCAATTAGGCGCAATGCTACGGCCTAACCTTATTGAGCCTACGCAGCCAACTGTATGGACTTCTTGGTACCGTTACGGCGTAACTGAAAGCTATACAAATATTCCGCGCCTTATCCTGCAACAATATATCAACATTCAATCCGCCGCGCAAATCAATATGCAGGGCAATGTATCAAGCATATTCAGCGCAAACGGGCCAATATCATTGATAACAAAATTTGATGTGCAAGATACTACAACATTGCTACCCGTTACTGGATTGGCATTCGTTCCAGGTAGTATGCGTATCAATTTCACGGATGATGTTTGGAGTGGTACTTTCCTGCAGATTAGCGACACTGAAATAACCGAAACCATAACCGATGTAATTACGTTGAAAAAATCATAACTTAGCAGCATGGCTACCCCAAGAATAGGAAATAACTTGACACTTTGGAAGATAGACGCAACATTGGGTTCTATACCGTGGGCATGTTCCCGTAACGTATCGCTGCAAGTGAACTTAGCACTAAGGGAGGTAACTAATTACGAATCCAACGGATGGCAGGAGTTCAAAGAGGACTTAATGAATTGGGGGCTTAGTATTGAGGGGTTAGTTATTAATGAGAATTACAGTTATTGGAAGCAGTTGCAGGATCAGAAAAACAGACAACGTTTCTTTTTTCAATTCATAGTGGATGAAGGCGCGAGCGGCTTTTATGTGTTTAGTGGCTATTGCTACATAACCAATATAACGCTTAACGGCCCAATGAAAGAAGTGGCAACCTATTCAGCTACTTTGCAAGGAACAGGAGCCTACACCGTGAGCGATACACCTATACCACCAAACCCATCAGGAGCCATGACATACAGAACATATTACGAGGCAACAGGCGGCGAAACAAGCTTTGTTGTTAACGACCTTATTGGATGCACTGCTTTGCTTTATGCGTCACGCGGCGGCATAGATAGTACCGATATTATTACCACCGGCACACCTACAGGGGCTGAGGTGAAGATTGATACAACGACAGGAACGATTTACATTGATGCAACTAATCCACTAGTCCCCGGCGAGTGGCTAAATTTCTTGTTTAGGTAGTAAAATTATATTTATGATAGAAGAATGGAAGGATATTAAAGGTTTTGAACAAAGATATTTTATATCTAATTTAGGTAACGTTATTAGCAATACTAAAAGGCCAATGATATTAAGCCCTGCAATTGATAAGTACGGATATTTAGTTGTTGGCCTAAGACCTTTGAATGGTAAAATAAAATTGTGTAAAGTTCACAGATTGGTAGCTATTGCATTTATTGAAAACACAGAAAACAAAAAAGAAGTTAACCATATTGATGGTAATAAATCAAATAATAGTGTATCTAATTTAGAATGGAATACTACTAAAGAAAATGTTCACCATGCACATAAAATAGGATTAAGAGATTATGTAAACGGTAAAAATCCAAGTGCAAAAAAAGTTATTAACACCGTAACGGGAGAAATTTATAATTCAGTAAAAGAATGCGCTGAAAAAGAAGGTCAATATTATACAACACTTGTGTCTAGGTTAACAGGTAAATATAAAAACAATACAAATTTTAAATATGCGTAAATTATTATTATCATTACTATTTTTGGCAGTTTCTTTTGCCGCGTTTTCACAAGCTACGCCAACAGGCTCAAAGACCCGTTGGGTTAATGGGGTGTATCTTGGTACCAAGTCAGACGCTGCATTCGGTACGGTGGATAGCGCGGTATTATATGCAAGTGCGGATAGTACATTAAAATTCAAATATAGGGCCATTGCAAGGTCATTGGCTTACGCGGATAGCGTTCAGTCTATTACGTTTGCAAACGTTAGGGATTATGGTGCAGTAGGCAACGGTACAACAGACGATAGGGCTGCATTTGTAGCGGCCTTTGCCACAGGATTGCCCGTACTTGTTCCACAAGGGAAATTTTATCTTTCATCTACAATTACC